AGAGGCCATCTCAGATTTGGAGTGCCGAGGGGGCAAACATACAATTAATCTTTTTAATTTACCTTCTGCTATTTTGTTAAATTTTTCGGCTATTATTTTATGGTGGCGACCTTCAATGAAGTCTGGCCACATGTGTTTTATAAAAGACATAAAATCAGACTGACAACTTTCTTGTTTTTCTAATTGATCGTGTCTTTGTATTAGTGCAAGAGCTTCTGTTTTGTCTTGTTCAGACAAAATATCAAAATCTTTAAAAGATATATCAGACATAAGCGAGTTGAGTGGTGAGGTAGTGACGTAAAAAACCACCCAACTCTAAGCGATTAAGCCTAGAGTTAGTATTACACAAGTCTATATATCTATCCATTCTTCACCCTTAAATAATCTAGCTTCTGCCTCTCTTCTTCTTATCAGACCATCTAAAACTTTGCCGTTTGCTTTATTCCACCTTCTTATTTCTCTTGGAACTTGGTCATATTCTTCTTTGTTCAAAACTTTTAACAAAGTAGATTTTTTAAAATTAGATGGCCCTAGATTATAGATCCAGGCTACGAGGGCATCGAATTGACGTTGTGACAACGGAGCAGTCACCATATCATTTACATAGCCCTCGTATTCTTCTAGCTCTACATCGAGCATGTGTTCTGCATGAGATTGTGACCATTCATCACCCTCTTTTACACCTTTAACGTGACCAAAACCTATTGTTAATTTTCCTGCGGGACATCTGTAAGCTTTCAACTCACAACCCTCAAATTTTTTAATTAGACATTTACCTTCTTCTGATATTTTCATTAGTAATCTCCCCATACTTTAGTTTTTTTACCGCCATCATAAGGAACAGCGTGTCCTTCTTCTATTAATGTTTGGCATATATCTTTGCCGTCCTCAGTGTATGGTATGCCTAGTATTCTGCCATATTTACCTTTACCAAGACTTTTAATTTTTATTTTACCAACACATAACTCTTTGAGCCTATGCTTCGCTGCTAATCCTAATTTTTTTTCTGCTAAATCTCTTGTGCGACTTTCTGGAGTGTCTATACCAGCTAATCTTACTCTTTGTTTATGTATTTTGACATCGAAACCAAGATCTAAAATACAATCAAAAGTATCTCCATCTACGATTCGATCTAATGTGGCATTGTAAATATACGCCTCTGGTTTGTCACTCATTTTTTGGTTCAGTAGTAACTTTTCGGTAGTAAACCACTACATCTTTGAGCTCAGTAATATATCTTTTGAGCTCCTGCATATTGTAAGCCATAAGTTCATAATCAGGAATAGTCATGGCTAAAAATACTAATTCACCCTCTTGCTCCTCTATGATCGCAAATTGTTCTTCAAAATTTTCTGGTGTTATTGTGAACCACTTGACAGATTTCAAATCTATCTCTCTGGGCATGACAGGTTGTACTATAGTTCTTTCGACTGGCTTAGATTGTATTTGTATATCCCTAGTTGGAAGAAGACTGCAACTGCAAACCATCATCGAGACTATCAACAGTGCCACTGAGTTTTTCGATGTCTTCCATAATGTGTTTTGTTCCATTATTTATTTTCCTTTGCATTTCTGCTGGATTTTCTAAAATCTTAGCAGTAAGTTTATAATTTTGTATGAACTCTGTATAGCGATTTAATTCTCTTTGTGCTGCTTGGCTTTTCTCTGTCATTTCTATCAAAGATTGTGCTTGTTTTGCAAAATCTTTTTGTAAAGTTTCTATTGTTTCTTGTTGTGTTGCTACTGCATTTTCTAGTTTGACATTATTATCTTGTAAGACCTCGTTTTGTTGCCAAAGGTAATAACTAAATCCGCTAAGTGCTAAAATGATCCCTATTAAAAATTGGTACATTACAGTTTCTCTATCTTATAATTTAAACCCTCTGCTCCTCGGATCTCAACTATCTCATCATCGTTAGTTTTGAATTTTATGTATTTTTCTTGCTTGTTATAAAACTTTTTCACAACAAAAGTTTGGTCGTCTTTGTCACCCCATGTTGCATTATAGCTAACAGTAAGTTTGTAAGTGGTAATAAAAAAACTTTTGAGCCACTCCCAAAACTCGTACATATTAATTTGCCAGAGGGTTGCCGTCTTTTTGTAATTCTTCTATTTTTTCTTTCAGTTCTTCTATATCTTCCTTAGAATCAGAAAGTTGTACTTTGATCGCAGCTAGTTCACTTTTAATTGATGAAACATCGGGTATGTCTATATTATCTAATTCTTTTTCTAAAAAATTAACACTTGTTTCTATACCAACAAATCTTTCTTCTATGACTTGTACTTCATTTTCATTTTCACTTATACCACCGATTTTTGCCTCAAGGTTTTCTAACCTATTTATGTAGGTAGCACCTGTATAGCCAAAACCTGCAAGTGTACCAACTATGGACACTAGAGCTATTAGTTGTGTTGTTTTACTTTGAAACCAATCCATTATTCCTCCTGCAACTGTGGTTGGCTTTGTAACAAGATATTCATAGTATTTATATTGTTACCTGCCAAACCATAAAAAGCATTTATATTATCGTTCATAATTATGTCACTGTAAATTTCTTTAGCCTCATACCATGTGTTTTGTTTTGGCAACTCTAAAGTTTTATAGCTATCAAATCCAGGAACAAATCCTAAGTAAGCTACCAAGGTTGTTTGATCGGCATACTCACCTGTTTCTTCTTGTTGTTGTTGTATTTCGTCTTGTTGATTTTTTATGTTGTTAGCTATGATCTGACTTGCTATCTCATCTGCCTCACTTGCTGATACAACACCTGATGTAGCACTGCTAATATCTCCTTGTAGATTTGTTATTTGTACCTCTGCCATAACCACTTGACCACCACCTACACTGGGTAGAGGTATTAAATTAGTTGTGACACTACTTACCTGAGAGTCACCACCACTGCCACTTAGATTTTGTGACATAGATAGCAAATTATTAGTCTGTACCGATGCCGATGCGATTTGGTCACTTATACTTGGCGAACTGCTTGTAGAGTTAGAACTTCCAGCAAAGCTACTGCTAGAACTTGCATGTGAATTGGAACTGGCACTGTTACCTCCTGTACCATAGCCTCCAGAACTAGAATTTTGTGTACCATAATTGACGCTATTTGCTGCCGCTTTTATAGAATCAGCAACAATATTCATTTTCATAGCTTTTCTGTCTTTATTATCAGCAACTAATTCTTCTTCATGTAGTTCTAATATTTCTTCTTCCTCAACGATTTCTTCCTCTAGTTCTGCAACTTGCTCTTGTTCTTCTCTAATATCTTCTAAAACTTCTTCTACTTCTTGCTCAATAACAACTTCTTCTCTTTCTTCTCTATCAGATCTAACATTAATTTGTGCTACTTCTTCGTGAGGATCTTCGTGTCTACCTCTTTCATTTTCAAACCAGTCATCTAATTCCTCTATGCTATCGAACTCAACAAAAGTTGTTGGTTCTTGAAAGTCATCTATTAAAACAGTTTCTATTAATACTAACTCTGATATTAAAATATCATCACCTAAAGGAAGTAATGCTTGTGGCACATCGTATTGAGGTAAAGGTGCTAACTGACTTACTGGTTGTAAATTATATGGTACTGGTCCATCAGGGCCTCCATGTGAACTATGTAAGTCTTCATGCCTAGATGTTATGCTCATGGGTGCAAAACCATCATCATTGAAATCAAAAAATATTGGCTCATCTAATACAGACTCCTCGAATATTTCTGCATCTCTTATAATGTTTATATCTGTAAAAGGGTCGCCTAATAAAAAATCATCATTTGAAAACATATCATCATGTCCGAACATATTTTCATGTTGCCCATCATTTCTTTGTCCACCAAAGTTCATATCATCCTCTTGGAAAAAAGCTACTGAGTCCTCTTGTCTATATCCAGAACAAAATGGTCGATACTGTGGATCTTCCTCACATTGTAGCTCGTCATAAGCCTCATCATAGTCAGGACAACTTGTACTATACAACTGAGATAAATTACATTGTTGTGTCAACAAAGCTTCGGCATAACCAGTACAACTAGAATCGTTTAGAGGGTTACTACAATCTATACTATGATCTGAACCATCGCTATAAAGAGATCCACCATTTTCTAAAGTTGTGTTATAAGATGTATTATTCCAATTAGTATTTACACAGCTACTAGAATTAGTAGAACCTGTATTACACTCATCGTGAAACAAATATGTATATATTTTATTGGAGTCTGGGCCTTGCTCACCTATTAAAACATCGTGATTTATTATATCCAAAGCTCCGTATCTATATTCGTAAGTATGATTAGGCCAGAGTATAATTTCAAAACTATTATCAGTGCCACTACGGTTGTATTCTCTAAGATCATACCAACCAAAAATCATCTTTTCATTATCTCCGTATGATTTGATCCTAGAATTATTATCTCTTATTAAATCTGTCCAGAAGGGATAAAGTGTATTTTTGTATCTTGGTAGAGGATCAGGTGTAAAATCGCCACAATAATCTGCATAAGCAGTAGATGTTAAGCCAAAATGCAAACACCCATTCGTTGCTATTCTTGCAGAGTTGAAAGTGTTACCGTAAAAATTGAAGTCAAAAGAAAAATCTATAACAGGTGATATGCTATCGTCTGCTATTTCGTAAGCTAACTCGCCTTGAAAATTGTTGGCATTATTCTGTAAATGATATAAAGGTTGATTAGCTTCGTATATATATTGTGATTGCACCTGTAGACAGAATATGAATACTAGCCATAAAATTCGTCTAAGCATTGTCTTCTACTTTTATATTTAGAGGCAAAAGGTTTATCGCTTAGAGGTGATGTGATTTTTTCACCCCAACTCCTTTTTCTCCAATTAGGATTTATTTGTTCCATACATTTTC